ATTTGCATATCTTTTTCCCTTTCTCTTAACGTTGATATAATATTATAATACACCACGAGATGTATCAAGCATTATTTTTATTATTACCAGTAAACGCTTTTTGTACAGCTAACCATGTTACATTTAGATCGTCTGGATAAATTTCGACTACTTCTTTATTTTTCATTGTTAGTGATATAGTACTATTATAGCTGTTTTTATGTATAAAAGCTATCTCTTTAACGTTTATAATATCACTTGGAAAAATCAGCCATGACGGAATTACCGGTTCATCTATTATTTGAACTTCTTCTAATTTTATTTCTTGTGGCATAACATAAAATGAGGGGCCCGAAGGCCCCTCTCCTTAATTAATCTACGTCAATATCACGACTGATTAGACTATCAAGTCCTTTTTCAGCTGCTGTTCCCTTGAGTAGCTGTTTGAGTGAATCCATTCCATTCACACCAAGCAACATACCGAGAGCACCTTCAGATTTTGGTAGGTTTGTAGCAATTGCTGTAGCAAGCTCTTTATTACCAAGTGATGTAATCGCATTAACCAATTCTGGTGTAATTGACTTCCATCGTTCTTTATATGCTCCAACTTCTGCTTCAAGCTGTCGTTTAGACAATTCAAGCTCAAAATCAGCAGAATTTTTACGACGTGCCAATTTAGCTGCTGATAAACCATCTAGAGCTTCTTGATCTTTAAGCTGATTCTCAAGATTCAACTGCTGAAGTACCGCTTCACGTTTAATTCGATCTGATTCGAGTTCGGATTTAGCTTTCGCAGTTTCCGCTCGAAGTTGATCAATTTTTCGTACTACAGTTTCAAGCTCAGTAGTAGTCTTCAATTGATTCTTTTCAGATTTGATCTTGATAGCTTCACGAACAGTCTTATGCTGAGAATCGATCAATTGATAAGCTATTTCACCATCATTGATTTTAAATTCAAGCACATCCACATCAACGATACGCATTCCATTTTCAGTAAACAATTTGCCTGTTCGTTTACCATCTTTATCCTGCTCACCAATCACGATATCACGAATAATATCAATTGCATTGGCTGTAACGTCTTCGATGCCCTTCTTTTTAACTGCATTACGAATAACTGAACGCATATGATCAGTCAAGAACTTAACATAATTCTCGACATCATACCATTTAGAAGAATCACCTTCGAAGTTGACATTGTAAGATAGTTTAAATCCAATTTCAACTGCATCAGCTGTCTCAGCCTGGATATAATCACTAATCTTGTTATTGTTTACGCGTAGATAAACAGTTTCGAGTAATTTTGCTGTACTTTTTGGTACACCACGAGAGAACTTCACTACTTCTAGTGATTCATCATACTCGAGAATTACTGTAGCTGGTCCAGTTACAACTCGACGCTTACCTGCTTTATCAACAACCTGTACAGCATACCCAGTCCAAACGTTGACTGCAACCGCACCTTCGAACTTCGTATTCAATGTAATTGTTCTTGGTGGGGTGAAGTTACGGTTCCGAGTCACTTTATCAGAAGCGAATCGATCCATATTCATCAATGAAGAACCATAGATATCACGTGCACTCTTTTCAAGTGTAGTTGACATTACTCGATCATTGAATGTTGCTGTGTTTTCATCATCTTCAATCTCATAATCTCGCATATACTTTTTATTTGCGTCAAGTACAGCTTGATTACCAGGATACCAAAGGTTGCAAGTTTTTGTATCCAGAATTCGACGAACAACAACTTCTTTTCGTGGATCTGGAAGATACATTGCTGGACCTTTTACAAGACCAACCACACCGGTAGTTTTATTCAATGTATACCGAGCTTCTCCTTTAGGAATAGCAATAGCATAATGAATCAAATCTTCACCGTAGCGAATCAATGCATGCTCTGGTCGTGGATAGTAAATTTTCATTTCATTACCAGTAAGGAATAGTTCATCACCAGTCTTGTAGTCTTTACCACCTTCTTTATAATCAGCAATTACTTTGACATACAATCCCATGCCTTCATTAAGTTCGATTGCTTTATATTTCGGTGATTTATTCTGCAAGACTAATTGCTCAGTTGGTTCTGGAATAACTACAGCAGGTCCACGTACATAACGCTTTTCACCATCTTCTGCAAGAAGAATTGCATATGTTAGACGTTGAAGTGTAACTGCTTCGCGAATCAAATTACCTTCGACATCTGGAACTACCTCAATACCAGTTGGAGGAATATAGAAGCTTACTTCAGTACCTTTGATATTGATCATTTGACCAATTGTCAATTTCTGTACTTGAGCGACTTTTGTATTTTCCTTCTTATCTTCTTCATCTGAAGAAGTTGGATCTGCAGATTTTACAACTGCGGTTTCCCAATTCTTCTTTGCTGCTTCTTCATTATATACACGTACTACAAGATATTGATTAGATCGAAGTTGATGACCCTCAATAACTTCTGCGTATTGTCCTGGATAGAGAGCAAAATTAGCTGGTCCTGGAATTACTACTTTCCGACCATGATCCAATTTTACTGCATCCGAAGCGCCGCGTTTAGGATGAATCGCTACCGAATCTTCACCTTCCACTGCTGGATTATGAAGGACAATATACTCACCTTCTTTACCAGCAATATCTCGCTGAATAGCTTCATTTTTTGTCGTTCGAATGAAACAGCGATTATTATGATCATAAACGACCAAGAAATCTGTTTCTGCCACACTTTGCTTATTCGGTCCTACAATAACTTGCACGTTACCGTTTGTACCATCTTGCAATAATGCGTATTCACCTTGGGCTAATACCAAGTCACCTGTTCTACCTTGATGTTGCATTGATTCCATGTTTTTTCCTTTTTGTTGTTAATCAACCTTCGTGTTCTTAATTACAGCCTGTATTATAGCATCTCAGATTTAGAAATCAATGATTGATTTATCATAGATGTATTATATTATAGGTATATATGAAGGAAGGAGATTTTATATCCATTACAGACGGGTTCGGTATGCTTCTTGGTAGAGTAGAAAAAATAGTATCATTTGATACTGCTGAAATTTTAACTATATTACAAATAGAAACCGACGGAAGACTTGTCTATGGTGAAACTATATTAACTTACGACCTACGACGCGTTGAATATGATAGTATGAAAGTTTATGAAAATTATGAAGAGTTTATTGAAGAGAATTTTACCTTGCTCCTCTAAGCTAAAGCCGAGAGGTATGTACGCAGTTAAAACTGGAGATCGTGCTGGTGGCTTTATTATATGGATAGAAGAGCATTCGAAAGGACAGCAGCAAGCATTTTTGTTTTGTCCAAGTCCAATGGAAGCCGTATTTTTCACAAAAAGTGAAGTGGTAGCATTATTGAAAAGTAGAGAACTCGATTTTGTAGAGGTTCTACCAGTCGATGTGTATAAAATTAGTTTAGCTTCATGGGAATTTTATTTAAGAAAGCAGGAAACAATATGCACACCACAAACCTAATATTTGATGGAACTAATCTAGAATATAGAATCTTTCATGTAGCACAAAGCTATAAAGCACATAACGGATTAAGTAGTCTTGATTTAGTTTCACGATATCTGGCAACATTCAAGAATTTAGTTAATAAATTTAATCCAGAGAATATCTACTCCTCTTGGGATCATAGATTACAGGAACATTCTACTAATTTCAGAAAACAGATATTAGATGGTCAATATAAAGCTGGTCGTTCGAAACCAGACAATATAAACGAACTATTTAATGAAGAGCCTAAAATTATTGAATTATTATCTTCATTAGGTGTAATGCATATATATCCGAATGTGTTAGAAGCTGATGATGTGATTGCGTGGTTAGCTAAAAATGTCGATGGTCAATCTATAATCGTGTCGGCAGATAGAGATATGCTGCAATTAGTTGATGAAAGTACTAGTGTATGGAACTTCAAAAAACTAATAACTCATGAGAATTTTACAGATCATGTAGGAATTGAAGCTAAATATTACAAACTATATAAAGCAATAATGGGAGATGTATCTGATAACATTCACGGAATACCTGGATACGGAAAAGTTCGATCTGTAAAATTAGCAACGTCATGGGGAGAGTATCCTGTATCTGATGACTATAAAGAGATTGTTGAGCGTAATTTAAAATTAATTGATTTGGATTATGGATACACTACAGAAGTTGGTGAATCGGATGCATATCAAATGCAAATGGATAAAGAACGTGTAATTTCTCCAGGTGATATTGAAACCTTTAAAGAATTATGTGTAAAGTATGGTTTACGAAAAGAGTTAGATAAAATTAATGAATGGAAGTCAGTAACAAGTAGGAACAATCTTGTTTCTATGATAAACTCACTTCTTTTATAAGTATTTGTATAGGAGGAATATATGCACGAAGGAACAGTTCAATTAGTAGCTCAAGCTTGCAATTATTGTGGGTATGGAGTAGTTCAACCAAGAGTAAGTGAATCTTATGATCGCTATGCTAAGGAAACAATTGTAGAAGCGACATGGTTATGTCCGCGTTGTAATCAGACAACAGCTTCCGGTATTGTTGAGAGACGAAAAGATGAAGAATAAAAAATCATTATTTAATGAATCTATAGATGAAGCTATAGTAGAAAATAATTATGGTTTTGGCGCAGGTCAACAGCAAACTGGCTCGAAGCCCTGGTTACAAAAATCACCAGGGTGGAGAGGCAGAACTGGTGATGCTACTGGTATAGATATTCAAAATATTGCAGCAGAAAGTGAAGAGTTCGCGAAAGAAGCGGGAAATGTAAAGATGTTTCCATTGGATCAAGTAGCTGAAACACTAGCTGAAGCATATATTTGTTTATCTAACGCTGAAGTGCAATTACAATCTTGTGTCGACTATAACAAAGTGTTAACCCAAGAGCCTGAAAAAATGCTCGTTTTAGATCATTGCGTAAAGAAAGTAGCAGCAATAAAAGCAATGATTAAAAATGTTACCGTTGATTTTGATAGATTGACGCTATAATATATTTATTATGAAAAAAGATACTAGGAAAATACCAGGAATTAAATTCGACGCGATTCGACGTACTGAAGCGCAAATAATGGGTAGATTTATTCTATCACTTAAAGACGCAGAAGATCTGTGTGCTGTTACAAAATCAGGTTTACCTAAAAATAAAGAACTCAAGGATTGGTTTTTTGATCAAGTTACAATTACTCTTGAACAATCATTGAATAATATAAAGGAAGGACGTTCTAATGTCAGCCCTATCGCCTTCCGCTAAAGCGTTCTTACGTTCAATTTTTACTGTACTCTTTATTGCGGGTATTTGTAGTTTTGGTGTCGGTCTTATTGCTAGAAATTTAATGATCGGATTCGGGGTTGGTATTATATTAATACTAGTTCAATTAGTATTCGGTTATTACTTCTCCCTATATATAGAAAACCAACAACAAATAGCAGCAAATATGCTCATCGATAGTGTTATAGATGATGCGATCGAAATGAAAGCTCCTACAAGCTTAAGTTGTGCATATTGTAATGAAATTAATATAGTTCCATTATCACTATTAGAAGAGAATTCGTTTGATTGTCCACAATGTCAACAAGCGAATAAAGTCTATATGCAATTTACAACAGTTCGAATCACACAACCATTAGCGAAAAAGACTACAGTTAAAGAAGTTGACATGGATGAACCTACCCAACGTCAAACAGCTCTAGGTGATAAAGTAGAGGTAAACTAATGAAGGGTCATGAATTAATTGATTTTGTTGAAACTGAAAATACCAAAGAAATCACAAAAGAGAAGATAGATGAATCTGTTCCTATTAAAATAGAAGAAGTAGAAAAACCTTTACCTAGAACTATCGATGATATTAGTATGGCGTATTGGGGATATTATAGCCAGCAATATTTAGATGCTTATAAATATGGTGTTGGTATTGGAACTTTCGGTAAAAATGTACCTTCTATTTATAACGTGTTTTGTAGATTATCTGAATCTATAATTACTTCGATTAAAAACCAATTGAACAATGAAAACAAATCTACTGAGAATTTCTCTTGCCACTTTGCTGTGTTAGAGTCTATAATGAAGTTATTAGCGAAGGAAATAGAAGGAGTACATTTGAAGAAGAGTAATCATATAGATTTTCTTGCTTCACAACACGGATTTTTAGAAACAATAATCAAAAATATGAACGGGAGTATTTAACTAAATGAGTAGAGTAGAAGATATGGTAAGAGTTGATGAAATGGGAGTATACGAAGTATCTCGATGGTATTCTTTATTTGAAGCTGTAAACTTTATCGCTGATGAATGTGATGAGAGAAATATAGACTTCGAATCAGTTAGATTAGAGCCATTGCATATGCGAAAGTATATCGAAAAGACTTGTGATATCTTTGCTCGTAAACTCGATGAAGAAAATGCTATCGCAGCCAAATCAGCTAAAGAACTTCGCGAAGCTTCAACTCTCAGAGGTTAATAATGATATATGTAATCAATCATCAATTTACCGTAGGATCTCAAATAGAACACAAAAAGACTGCATCTGTAACAGAGCAATTAGCAATGAGTAAAATGCGTGCACCAAAAGAGCATAAATGCCCGTTAACTCAAAATCATACTTATATTGTTAACTTAATTAAGCCTAATATAAAAGATCATACGATTAACTATCACTTCCAGGATACTTCTGATAAACGAGTAACAATAGTTAATTTCGATTCGACTGGTGAAGCAGATGAATTTATAGCTAGAGTATCCGGATGCACAGAAAAGTTAAAGGAAGTTCGTTCAGCTATTAAAAACTCACTTGCAGAGCTTTAGAAGTCTCCATATATACTATCTTCTGAATTATTGTATTCCCAATTATTATTAGATTCTTCTTCAGTATTCTGTTCGAAGTTTTTAGGCACTTCTTTAATATCTTCTTCCATCGGATAACCTGACATCCATGGGAATCCTGAATTATTATCTTCACTTGATATTAATCCATATTTTGTTTCATCAGATAGTTGGCCGCTACCAGGTTCTCTAGGAGCGTTTGGTTGATAACTGTAATCGAATCGTTTAGCATGACAAATCCATACATAATGACCTTGTAAAGGATTATAGTGCATAGTTAAATTCTCATCTCTGCGTTCAGTTATTTCAAAGCATGGAGCACCACGAATAAGTCGTTTAAATACTTCAGGATCATCATAACCGGAATAAGCAGAAGAATCTGTACTACAATTAGCTGCGGGATAATCCACAATACCATCTTGACATAAGCCATCCAAAGGATTGACAGCGTCTCCGCACGCTGTTAATGGGGCCATAGGCGATATGTTAGAATCTTCAAGACCACCAGGACGATCAGATCCAAGCTCTGTTAATCTAACAACATCTCCGGATTTAGGCTCAGCACCGTTACCGAATTGCTCATAGAATGTTTGTATTGGAATAATAAAAACTACATCAGCTTCAGTTTGAATACCGAATTTAGCTAGTAATAGTGAATCATTTTGAAACTCTGCTAGGATCGGAAAACCTTTAGGTGGTACCTTAAACGGAGCCAAAGGTTGTTCACCATAAAAATAATCGTGGGCTGATAGCTGATAATCATATACGAAATAATCAATAAAAGTTCCATAAAGCTGTGTCACCTCTTTCCAGTAATTTTGTATTACTTTACGTTCGTTTGCGTTTTGAGACTTTCTACTAAATCTAGGACTACTACTATTATTACAACGCATTTGAATCTCCTACTAAATTAATCTCAAGCTGATTGAATACAAATGTAAAATTACATTGTAGTTGGTCTGAATCTCTATAGTTAAAATCTAAATCATCCAACATTGTAATAAATGAATTTTTGAATACAAATTCGGCTTGAGGATTGTTATATTCATCTATTGATAATGCGACAATTTTAGTTTGATAATCAGGTACAATGTCAGGCAGTAGTTCTGGCTTACCTTCTGGAAATATATTCTTACCAGCATATGACGCATCTTTCGGATCGTTTAATAATTGCAACCATTTCCATAATACCCAGTAGTTTTTAAATTCATTATCTACCTCAAAGTTAATAGTTACTGGTGCATATGCAGGTCTATCATATGATGTAACATTATAATTCTGTTGACCGAAATGTAACTGATGTTCAGATACTGTTGATCTAGGTATATTAAGATTATATACTGAAAATTGTAAACTATCTAAATTGAGAAATTTCTGTTCTTTTGAATTTCTACTCTCAATACCTTTCATAATATTGGGTAGAGTTAGAATCAATTTAAATTTATCTTTACGTAGTTTATTTAAATGTGGTTGCATTATGTTTGACATTACGTACCCATTCCCATTTGGAAGGTCCCTGTTGGTTTACCTACCGCGCTCTTAACGCTCTTTTTACGAGTTTTACGTTTTGGTTTATACAAATAAAAAACACCTGGCTTAAATCTAACTAACATTATACCAGTTGAGCCTAAATGCTTCATAGGTTTGGCTGTATCCGGAACATTGAACTTATATTTTTTTGCTATATCTAATACTTGTGCTTTTGATATTCTCCAGATCCCTGTAGGCGCTTTTTTTGCTACATCGACAAGTTTATTACTAACATCGAACTGTCCGATAAAATTAGATATTGTTGAAGCTATTTTCGGTCCTTTAACACCATCCTGTTGTGATTTCGGAATTTGTCCAAGAGTTTTTCTATTCATTCCTCGACCCATTTTATATTTGTGAGAATTCATTGGATCTGGAGTCTTCTTAGCTTTTCTAATCTTTATTTTACCTAGGCGTTTTAAATTTTCGTTTAACATTATGCACTCCTAAACATTCTACCGATAACACTTGACGATACTAATTGTTCGATATTAAAATCTGTACCTTCTGTTAACATTCCATCTAAACGCTTTATAAATTTATGTATATAATGGCGCTTGAGTAGATTTAATGTAAACGCTTCTGATAATCTATATTGTTTACTGTAATATAAAATTTCACTAATTGTAGATGTTGGGTCAGATGCTAATATTTGAACATCTGCAGACTTATCAATATTATCAGCATACATTCTCAGCATATGGTTGATGTCAGAATCTATTCTGTCTACCTTTTTCTGTACTTCAAATCTTATCTGTTGTATTGTATCTCTATCATAATCTTCAAGATCATTTAAATTGATTAAATTTCTTTGTATACTACCACCCGAAATTTCGATGCTCAGTAATGTCTCATTAAATCTAGTTATAAAGTGTTCAATTTCTGGATTTAGTTGAACTGAATTTTTAAGCCATCTCTCATTCGCAATTTCATATATTGCTTCATAATCATCTGAATCGATTTGACCTGGAATTATATGAAAATTTACAGGGTGTATTGTACCGACAGCTAATTTACCATTATGTCGATTTAAACTAAATAATAATTCTGCAGTCGATATATTATCTAGCATTTCTGCATCAGTTTCGATATACACATTAATTGGAGTTTTCTTTACCCAATTTCTAGTTAATATATCTCCAATCAAATAGAATGCGTTAATTTGTATTATTTCTGAGAAATGCTGAAGCCCTTGTAAAATTTGTGCTCTAATACCATCTCGTAAAATCGGTTGAGATCCATCATCGAAAAATTGAAACACTTCTGGATCAAGAGTGTTGCGCGGGATATCGGATATTTCAGAAGATTCTGAAGTTAGTTGTGTTATTGTATCATCAAATTGCATATTAGGCTACCTCTAGAATTATTTATCGTTTCGTATGGTTAAATCCAAAAAAAAAGGCAGAAGCGAAAAGCTCCTGCCTTTTTAAGAACTAGAATATTAGTCAAAAATGCTCTGACCAACTTTACCAGACTTAGGATTAACCTTCATATTACCTTTGCTTTGAGCTTGTGAAGCTTTATTAGCGAAAGGTCTTAGTTTACCGTCATTGTCCTTACCTGGACCACCAGCGGATGCTTGGCCTTTAGCAGTCTGTTTTGATGAAACAGCGCTATGCTTCACTTTCATTCCACCTTTAGATTGAACAGATGCTGCTTTATTTGGGAAGCTCTGTAGTTTACCATCAGTACCTTTACCAGGTCCACCTGCGGATCCGCCACCATCTTTACCGTATGTTACTGATTCTGGAACTGGCTCTTCACCTTCGAGATCAGAATCTACCATATCCATTTCAGCATCGTCATCGGAGAACTCTTCTTCTTCATCACCGTCAAATGCACCCATCTTCTCAGCGATTTCACTCAAACGATCGATAATCATACGAAGTTCTGTGGCAACGTCTACTTCTTCGTCAATGTCACCTTCTTCTGCAGGAGGGAAATCTCCTTGTTCGTCGTTAAATTCACCTTCACCTTCAGCTTCAAGTGGATTTTCGTCATCTGCCCCAAAAGCATCTTCCATTAGGGTCGATTTAAATAATGTTTCGAATTTACTCTCTGGTAGCATTTTTCCTAACTCCTTATTTTTCTTATCTGTGCCGTGACCTGGGTTCAAATCTTTTGGCATTTCTTCTGGAGACTTAACTCCTTTAGCTGCTGGACTATCAATTCCTAATCCTTTAGCTTTCTTATCATCATCTTCTAAAGCACTACCACCTGGTTTGGCTAATCCAGATGCATTAACAGTACCTTTGTTTTCGTTCTCTAACACCAACTCATATTGTTTTTCTAGTCCGTTTTTCATAATTTTTAAATCTCCTAAAATGCAAGACATAAGCTATGCTCTGTCTTTTAAGTATTTATGGTTTTTAATTCCCTTTTTCATAAGTAATTAGACGAACAG